CCAAGACGAAAACCGCCGATGCCAGCGAATAAATCCAAAAATTTCATCTGTTTATCTAAAAAATACGACTGCCTTTGTGATAATTGGCTAAATACGGGCAGTCGCTCGTCCAAAGTCACATGACCTTTACTGACGTTTTCTAGTTCGCAGTTTTACAAGAATGCCCGGCTTGTTGATTTTTGAGTTGTTTCCATTTTGGAAATAGTTGGTTTTGGTTATTTTGATTCTTCAATAGCAAACATATCCTCGAATTCATCTGTTTGCTCTTTAAATTTCATCGGGCTGTCCCCTCTGAAATAAAATCCATTTTCATCCAATTCGCCCTTGACACCCGTCGCCCAAGACAAGAAAATTGAGCCTTGGCAGTCAGGACAATTCATGAATTTAAAGTAAGATGGGACTTTCCACCGTTTCGCACATCCGCAAAATGGGCATTGTAAATCAACATCTACCTTCTCGCTTGGTTTCTGCGAAACCGCTGGACTTCCGCTAAATTTTGCTGAAAACCTGTCTGTGACTTCTTTGATATTGACATGATCGATTTCAGCATCGTTTTTTAAAACGGTCTTTGTATTCCCGGGCTCTTTCCGACTCAAATCCTCAAGGATTTCATCAGACCCTGTAATCATCTGATAGGCCTTGAATAAGGTTTGATAATCAAGTTCCTGCGCTCTCTCAAAACTCAATTTTACATCATCTTGTTCAATATAGATTTTCATTCTTTCCTCACTTTTCAAACTTAATAATTACTTTCAATCAAGTCATTCAAGCTAACTACTGCATTCAGTTTTTTCTGACTTCTGCAATAATCGCAATGACCACATTTTTTAGGCTCTTTCTGACCTTGGATAACATCCCAAACTTCGACAATTTCAGACTTGATTTTGTCTAAACCTTCTTCAAGCCATTCATCATCGATTTTCAAAATGTCACGATCTGGAACGTTTTCCTTGCTGACCGCTACAATGTATGGTCTAAAATCATTCCCAGTCATTTGTTTCAGCAATTCACGATATAGACCAAGTTGTCCATGATATCCAAAGTTCAGAATATTGTTAACTGCTGCAGGAACTTTCTTTTTAAGTTCTGCGCTCCATTCTTCAGCGTAGATGGACTTCATGGTTTTCAAATCCACGAAGTAGCCACGACTTAGGTTCACACTGTCCAGCTTACCTTTGACTGGTACGCCTTCAATTTCGCCGTACACAATCAATTCTTTTTGAACCTCATCCGATGGATAACCGTGATACAAATGATTAAATCCATCGTCGGCCTTTAGACTTGCAATCATCTTATCGCCAATCACAAAGTCAGATTTTAGATTTCCTTTATTCTTGCCTGTCTTAGCAAGTAGCTTGTCGCCATTCTCATACATGAATTGTTGATGTGCTTCTGGACTTTCAAAATAGCTATGGACATAGTTACCAAGGAGAAGAGGGGTTTCATCTCTCTCCTCTGTCCATTGCCCACTATCAAGGGCGAATGCCTTAGCTTGGCACTGCTGATACCGTTTAAAGCGTGAGTTAGTCAACCAATTTGTGTCCTGGTAGTAGTTTTCTTGTGTTAGTTCTTCCATGGCCTACTCCTTAATGTTGGTCGTGTTTCCCTCAAAGAAACTAAACTCTTCAAAAACTTCACCCGTTTCTTCGTCAAAATCTGGAATTTCATCTGCTGGGTATTCTGTAGAGGCTAAGTCGTCAGGATTTGCCGTTTTTTTAGCCGTTTTTGGGGTTGTTTTGTTTCCTTCGATAAATTCTCCATCTACAACATTCTCGCTCTCTGTGGGCGTGCTAGGAGCTCCTAGAATACCGTCCAAGGTTTCAGTAACTGGTTCTTGAGTGACGTCTTTGATTTCGTTCTTGTTTGAGATTGTACTGTCTGCGTTATCTGCAGCGATTGCTTCCTGCAATTCGGTTGAAAGTGGCGCATAGGTTGAAAGCATGTGCTTCAATACAGTTTTACGAGCCATAGCATCAAAATCAGACTGCCATGGGCTATACTTGCTAGAGAATGACTGACTGTACTTCTTACCGTGAGCCTGGACACGCTCCTTGGTCCAGAAAACAGTTTTTTCAAAGCCATTGGCCAATCGCATGAATGCAAAGTAACCTACTACTTTTTCTTTCTCTTTTGGAATAGCAGTCATGTCCACTTCAAGATCTTCAGTAAGTGGGTTAAACCCTTTATATTGGCTTTCATAGACCTCTCCAGCGTTCAAGCGTATGACTTGTCCACTTCGTTGTGCAAGTTGAATCAGACCTTTATATCCAATCTGAAACTGTGCTTGATTCTTATAAGGCACAATGTACGCATAACCAAGGCTCGGCTCGATTGGTAGGTTTAGGACTGCGGCCTTCATAGCAGCGGTCATGATACTTTCATTTGTAGCCTTAGCAAGTAGATTGTTGTTTGTTACGATACTCAGCAAACTTGCAACAAATTGCTGACCATTGCCGTTTACCACTTCAGAAAATTTCTGTTTTACTGCTGGTGAGTTAAAAAATTGTTTATGTGTTAATTCGTTTGTCATTTGTTTCTCCTTTTGTTAAAAAATCCCGTGTTTTTTTTGCGTTCTCAATGACTGGTTTGAAATATTTTTCTTCTGCATTTTTTCGGGCTTTTACTGCATCGTCAAATTCGTCAAATCTCTTATTTAAAACGTTTTTCCCTTTAAATTTTAAACTTGCACGCCATTTTCCCCGAGATTTATCGAATGACACTCCTTTTACTCCGCTTGTATTTGTTTTAGGTAACTTTTTAGACGAAATAATACGAATATATGTTCCTTTTTCAAAATCAAAAAATGGTTTGTTTGCCTCTGTTGCTTTTTCAGTCAAAATCCCCTGTCTAGCCGATGCTCGCTCTTTCAGTAAGCAAGTACAACTCCGAACTCTCCTTTTCTTGTTTTTAGTAGTCAATAGGCTTCCGCGTACTGTTTTTATGTTTCCGCAATCGCATTGACACACCCAATAAACTTCTTTACGATTTGATTCTGCACGCTTTATAACTGTTAATCTACCAAATCTCCTACCTGACAAATCAATCAATTGTGGCATATAATTTTCCTCTTTTTCGTCTTCTTCAAATTCCAATTTTCACGCTTCAAGCGTCTGTTTTCGTTTTGCAATTTTAAAATAATATCCTGTTGGTCGTTGATGATTTCTCCGAGTTCTCGGCCGAGATGCATATGCTCGGCTCTCCAATTGTCGATTTCTTCGTGTAGCTCCTGGATCATATTTCATCACCCACGTATCGATACTGCCCACATCCAACATAGATGTACTCGCTTGGGTCAAGTTCTTCACATTCTTCAGGCGGTTGCATCATATCTCTGTCATAATCAAACATGCGCATACACCTTTCCAAGTTCCAATACTCGTTTCACATATCTGGCCTTGGATGTTAGCCCAAGATCCAGCAATTCGTTTTTTTCTTCATGATTGGCCAAAAGCCATACACGGTTTTCAAGTTCAATTCTAGTCATTATCTGATCCTCGACGTAGCACTTTCATAATCACTTTCTTAGGTTCTGGCAAAGCTAATGGCTCGGGACGCAAACCTTCAGGTCGTTCATTGTCAAACGTAAATCCCGGAAACTCTCTACGGATATTCTTGCGGATTTGTTGCCGTTCAATTTTACGTCCGATTTCAATAATATTGTTAAATTCATTGACTTTCTGCGTATCCTCTTCTTCCTGCTTGCGTTGTTTTTCAAGTTCGTGCAGTTCCATTTGTCGTGCTAGAATCCCAGATAAAATAAATCCTAAAATCACTGCGCCAGTTCCTAAAAGCTGATTAATTAATGGTGGTTCAAACATTTCTTCTCTCCTATACCCCAAATTGTTTTTCTTTCTTGATATTCTCAAGCATTTCTGATAAAGTTTCTTTCTTCGTACGATAGCGATTACGACTTTTCCATTTGACAAACATGCGAAATCCTTCGTAATCGATAAATACAATCTTATGAGTTGGGTTATCGATGAACTGCTTAAAATCAGGATGCTCACGCATTTCACCTGCCCAGACTTTTGCAGTCCCTGGAGTCAACCCTTCCCACCTCTGACAAAGATGTTTGTAATCACCATGCGTAGCTTTTTCGTCCACATCAACTGGCTTATAAGTAATTTCTGTTTTCGGCATGCAATTTCCTCTCTTTCGTGTTATAATTCAATTAGTAATTTTTGATATGCGCCTGATTGCCGTCAGGTGCTTTTTTGTTTTACCTTAGACAGAAAGTCTAATCATTGACAGGCTTGGCTTTTAATTCAACTTCAATAATACTAAGCTGATCGATTGCTTTTTGTAATTCTTCAGCTTTTTTTGATACTTCTTTACAGGCTTCCTTGAATTCTTCAATACCCGAAACTTCAACATTAAGCCGATATCCTATTGGTCTCATTTCTTTCTCCTTTGTATTTATTTTTTCTACCCTCTCTTTTATTTAGAGAAGTAGGACTTGTTGTCTTTTAATATTTATTGTTAGTTAGTATTTATTGTTAGTTAGTATTTATTAGTGCCCAAAATCTGACATTTCACTTTCTGACATTTCACTTTCTGACATTTCACTTTTTGGAAAGTCAGAATTAGAATTTGTAGATAACTTTGCAATAGATAAATTCAATCTCTGTTTCATAATATCGAATTGGAAATCAGATATTTTTACATCTGAAAAGAATCTGAATATATGACTCCCTCCATTTCCAGGAGGTTTTTTTCTGATTTTTCGCAAATATCCAGCCTCTTCAAAGATTTTGAAATACTTATCAATTGTCTTCCGGTTAACACCTTTTCGCTTGGCTATCTCCTCTGGATAGACTTGCCAGTTTGGGTGATTAGCCAGCACCACCATCATGATACCGACAGCTGTAAAATCCAGCGCAGGATCGTTGATAAAGCTATTACTAACAGCAGTATAATTTTCAGTCGCATTCTTGAAAGATGAACTGGCAATCCAAACCTTTAAAATCTGTCATACGCTCTCCTTTCTCTTCGCTTATTTTCATTCAGTCTTCCTTCAATCTCATTATTGAGATATTTTTTTGAAAAAATTAAGACGTTTCTGTCCATGTAATATCTTGATATTTAATTCCGAGAATCTGTTCGATAATTGGAATATATTTACTATTTGGCATCGTATGACCTTTTCGCCAGTTTGTGACTGTCTGAGGTGACACCCCAATCTTTTCAGCAAATTCTGCAACAGTTAAATCTTTAACTACCATCCACTTTTTAAGATTCATTTCCTGCACGCACTCACCCCCTTATCTTAATTCATCCAAGCTGACTTCCAGTGCATCAGCGATTTTGCACATATTCGTCCACGACATCTCTTTCATCCTACCAGCCTTTAGGTTAGAAAAATTAGATGGATGGACATTTGATTCCTTAGCTAAACGATACATCGACCAGCCTTTTATTTTTAATTGTTTTTCAATTTTATCCCACATCGAAAATACCATATGTTGTGTTTTTCAAGCACATTACACCCTCTCTTATACAATATGTTGACAAACAAAAATGTTTGAGTTATAATATATCTTGACTAAGACCTCTCCCGTTTTAGTCAAAATTCCAATAGAAAGGAGGTAATGTTATGACTCATTATTGGTATAACGATCGCGTTGATACTAACAATAATCACGAAGTACATAAACTTTCTTGTAAGTATCTACCTGATACAATTCATTCCACGTATCTAGGAAAATTCGACTACAATTTTCAAGCTATGGAATATGCTAGGCAAACCGAACCCTACAAGCAGTTTGACGGTTGCTACTTTTGCATGCCGACCGAACATAACGGCTAATTTGACTGAGTTGCTTCCTGCAACTCTTTTTTATGCTCTCGATTGCTAGCAATTGTTGAACGATACTCTTGAATAAAATGGTACTTCATTGTCTCAATAAAGAACTTCCGTTCATCAATCAACATTTTCCTCAAAAATTCGCATTCTTTTCTTAGTGCAATCAATTCTTGTATTCCTTCTGCTGCTGTTTGAGTTACTTCTGCTAATTTTTCCACACCAGAAATATCAACATTAACATGCGGCTGTTCCATTATCGTTCCCCCTTTGTCTTACTTTCCATAGCTCTGAGTTCTATCTCATGGCTGACTTGTTTCAATAGCTTCTCACACGCTATTTTTGCTTCTCTGTACGTTGCGTTTTCGCTGATGAAGTAATCAGCAAGTTCGATGATTTTATCTTCCAATATTGCCTCCAAAAATCAGCCTCAAGACCGATGCGTTAATCAACTTGATTTTGCATAATGAATATATCTTTACGAAGGGAGGACGCTTTATTTGTCCGAGTTTTTGTATAGAAATGTGATCAACCTTTGAAAAACGTTCTCACTAATGAACATCAGTCTTTCCAACTGACAAGTAACTAGTGTGGAGAAAAGGGAATGAGTTATCGACCTGCCGTGCTTTTGTGATAGCAAATGTACGAGTAGGGTGGAAACTTTAACTCTTTCCCCAGAACTTCCCGAGAATTAGTATTCGCAGTGAATGATGCATGTGTAGGAAGTGGAACCTCCGAAGTGATTTCAGTCTTACCAACGTTGATCTATAAAAAATCCACACCTCCAGCGACTTGGTAACTTGCTGGAGTCTTTTTATCCATTATTGCAGAACTAATCTCAGGGCAATTCAACCAGTAATTTCACAAATAACTCAGCACAGTTGTTTTCAGCCGTGCTTTTTAATTTGAATTTCTCTACCCCTTTTAAAAGGTTTCCGTCAAGATAAATCTGACCGTCCCTTAATTCAAGTTCATTCATCTTCTACTTCTCTACCTACACATCGCCTTTAAAAGGATTTTCAGTAATCCACTTCATAGTCGCTATTTGATTGATATTAACCATAACGCCACCTATATTTAAAAATCTATTTTTAGGATTTTCAACAAATCGGAATAATTCAACAATTTGCATTACAGGATTTGTCACTTCTATTCTCTTACCGTTTGATAGAGTAATAACTGCTGTAGCTATCTCTGCAACTGGTATAGAGTTTTTCAAACCTTTTTCCGAAATTAAATCTGCCATAATCTTTCCTACTCCTTATCTTTTTTATCACATCGGTACTTCACTATCTGACGGATAGTAAAAGATACAATCACAAATCCTGCTAGGATTATCAATCCAACATTTTCATCCATTGCTTTTCACGGCAAATGATGGTACACTATCAAGTAGAGGTTGGGGCTTCTGCCCCTTTCTCTACTTTTTGTTTTGAAGCTTACGTTTGTGTTCTAAAATTTGTTTGTGCCACAAACGTGCTTCTCTGACTAAGCCTAGTGCCAAGATGACGGTTGCAGTGTCCTTGGTTGCTAGGCTTTTTATGATGTGTTCCATCATTTGCCTTACCTCCTTTTTTATTTTGCTCTTAGAGCAATAGCTAGGAGAGGAATTGCACCTCTCTACGCTACCCTAGCTTGTTTAGCCTCTTCAACCTTTTCAAGAACTAAGATTGTAAGAGCCATTTCTTGAAAGTCTTTATCATCGAATCCGATGACATCGCCGTAAACTCTGATGGCTGTTAGTATTGTGTTGTACAATGCGTACATATCATCTGATGATAGTTTTTCACGATCTAGGATTTCTCCTAGTTTAAGTGAGCGTTCTCTGCGGTTCTTAACTTGTAAGATTTCTTTTGCTAGTGCGATTTGTTCTTGTGTTGTAAGTCCTTTATTCATTGTGTTTCCCTCCGCTTTGTTTTTGTTATTTCCTTAAGCTTGATTTAATTATATCGCATTAATGAGATATTGTCAATAATTTTTTTGATTTTTTTTAAAATAATTTTGATTTTCTTTAAAAATGTGATACAATCTCATTAAAAGAATATAGGAAGGGGATTACTATGGTAGGAAGAGGAACGCTTACTCCATTAGAGTTGAAACTGAGAACAGACATATCTGATAATTTGAACAAATTAAAACAAGAAAAAGGATATAATCAGCAAGATATTGTTAAGGGTTCAGGTATATCTCAAAGCACACTAAGCCAATATTTTGCAGGAAAAAGATTACCTTCCAAAAAGAATGCAGAAATACTTGCTGATTTCTTTGAAGTTCCTATTGAAGTTATTGACCCAAGGTTATCAAATTCTCCTGCACCCACCACTTCCCAAATCCAATCCATCTACGACCAACTAGAACCGCCTAGACAAGGCAAAGTCCTAACCTATGCTGAGAGGCAACTGAACGAGCAGAAAAACGAAGAAGAAACGAAGATAAACGAAGTATCGGAGGTTATCAGTTTGTACAAAGTTGAGGTAGTATCTGAGACGGCTGCAGCTAGCGGATTTAACTATGGATTTGGCTACGACGATACAGACAGAGAGACTATAGAGGTTGACGAGCAACCACCACGCTACGATATTGCGACTAAAGTTAGCGGAGACTCCATGCAACCTGACTACCAAGACGGAGACATTCTCTATTTAGTAGACAAAGGACTGACTACCTATAGTGGAGACCTAGCAGTTATCGCATACGGAGACCGTTCTTACTTTAAGAAGATATATACCGAAAACGGACGCTTACGCCTCGTATCGCTCAATGACAAGTACGAGGACATCATCCTAGACTTCCCACCAGCCGAAGACACACACATCAAGATCTATGCAGTTGTCGGGGTGTATAGAGGGGAATAGAACCAGCTGTTTTCCATTTTGGAAACAACCACTTGACAAAATTTTAAAAAAGAAGTACACTAATAATGTCAAAAGCCTTGTTCGTCAAGGATACGATATTTACTTATAAAGCCTTGTTCGTCAAGGACAAAACTGTCTGGTGTACTTCTAAGAGGTACACCTTATTTTATTATCTGGAGCATTATATGAAATTTCAACAAGGCGAAGTTTATCTAATCAACTTCCCACAAAAAGGTGGGAATGAATTTTACGGAAAACACTACGCTATCATCTTAACAACTCCTGACAAAGCCGATGGAACACTACTAGTAGCACCTTTAACTGGTAAAAAATCAGGAAAGAAATATCGTGGTGGTATCACGATTGAAAATAATAAATATCAAAACACTCCTTCCAAGCCAAAAGCCTATGCTTATGTCCGAAAAATCCAAGAAATAGACAAACGGAAAATCGTCTATAAAACAAAGAAAAAGATTGATAGCGATGGACAAGTGATGCTAGATGCAACAGGAAAAGAGTTATATGATAAAGTCTATAAACCAGCTTACAAACTAGATACAAACGACCATAAAAAACTACTAGACAAGATAAAAGAAGTTCTTGGGCTAGATTTATATTAAATAAAAAATTGACTTTTCTTAAAATTAGGGTTAGAATAGAATCATAAGGTCGCTTGACGACAAAATAGATGATACTGTCCCAAGAGGACAATTCTAGCCCTGCTCTTATGAGTTGGGCTTTTAATTTTTTATTTAACATCTATTCCTATTTTGGAAATAGTTACGTAAAACGGAAATAAAAAAATGTGCAATAACTGATCCACATTAAAAGCTGAGAGAGGTTTCATTATGAATGAAGAACGCAAAGTTTTAGGTATTTTGGCTATTATTTTCGGAGCAATCGCTCTATTTGGGTCTTGGATGCCTATTATTAACAATCTATCTTTTGTTATTGCTATCTTAGCGCTTATATTGGGCTTGATAGGTCTAGCTATTAACAGAAAAAGACCAAAAATGTTGGCTATCATTGGTACAGTCTTAGCAGTCGTATCAATGGTTATTGTTATCGCTACGCAATTGATGTATGCCCGTGCTTTGAATAACGCTGCTAAAAACGTTGAAGAAACTGTCAGCTCAGTAAGCTCTTCTATTGAATCATCACAAAAAGAAGAGGATGCTAAATTTAACTGGACAAAAGAACAGTTTGACGCTCTTCAGATGGGTGACATTACGAATTATGGAGCTGGTGGAACTAACTACGATGATATTGTTAGCGTTCATGGAGAACCAAATAGCATAAACACTACTACTGTTAATGATCATGAAAGCAGAACAATTTCATATTCTTCAGCAGGGACAAAACTCCGAAGCATTACTTTGACATTTAGCAAACAAGAAAATGGTGCTTATTTATTGACTGCTAAAGTCGGCATCGGATTGGAATAGATTTATTTTTATGATATAATTAAGTTACTTAGAGGCAAGCCCTCATAATTTTAAACTTTGCACCTTAGCGTGCCAGGGGAAGTAGCTTAACCGTTGCTTCCCTTTTCAAAACCAAAAAATCCCCACGCTCTCAAAACTTTGGCGAGTCTGAGCGTGAGGATGTACTGTATAAGGAAACGACCATTAAAAAGGTAGTTTTCTTATACTCTATTCTATCAAGAAATGAGGTGAAAATCAATGTGGATGGAAGAACTTCCCAATGGAAAATACAAATTCTTTGAACGATATAGAGACCCTTATACCGAGAAATGGAAAAGGGTGTCTGTAACCCTTGACTCTGGCTCAAGCAGGGCAAAAAAAGAAGCTCAGAAACAACTGGATGAGAAGATAGCAGAAAAACTACAAAGTCTTACTACTACAGATATGCTTTTTACAGACGTACTAACTGATTGGTGGGAACTTCATAGAAAGTCAATCAAGCCTTCTACCATAAAGACCATGGTCTATGCTGTAGATGAAGTAAAAGATACTTTTGCGCCTGACGTGAAAATAAAAAATATCACTGCGAAGTACACTCAACAGTACTTTACTGACTCGGAAGAAAATCATATCAAACTCAAAAAGCAAAAGTCAGTACTAAGCATGGTCTTTAAATATGCGCTTGATATGGAACTGGTAGATAGCAATCCTATCCAGCGTGTGAGACTTCCTAAAAAGGTTGTCGCATATGAAAATATGGAAAAGATTGAAGATAAGTTCCTTGAGCAAAGCGAATTAAAAAGGCTTTTAAAAGCTATGAAAAGCTATAATCGGGGCTATCACGTCGCTCGTATGGCTGAGTTTATGGCTTTAAATGGTTGCCGAGTCGGCGAAGCTGGTGCGCTTAAATTTGAAAACTACGATAAGAAAAACCGTACTATCACTATCAACGGGACTTTAGACCCAACCCGTAAAGGTTCAGAGGGTGTTAAAACCACACCTAAGACCTTATCATCTATCAGAGTAGTTGACCTAACAAAAAAAGAAATTGAAATCATTGAAGAATTTATAGAGTTACATAAACTAAGAAAGAATACAAACCCAAACTATAAAGATATGGGATTTATATTTGTATCATCCAATGGAATTCCCATTCATAAATCAAGTATCGGCAAGCTCATGAAAAATGCAAACGCCACTTTAAAGAAGCCAATCAACAAACCACTTCACCCACATATACTACGTCATACACTAATCAGTACACTTGCTGAAAATAACATCCCTTTAAAAGCCATCACGCAAAGAGTTGGGCATAAAGATAACGGAAAGACCACAATGGAAATCTATACTCACGTAACCAAGAACATCAAGTCGAAAGTTGTTGATGTACTAGATAAAATTTATAAATAGTTTTGCCCCTTTTTTGCCCCTTGGCACATAAAAATAAAAACCGCTACTCCTAAGAATAGCGGTTTAATCATGTTTTTAAGCTACTAATGTAGTTGCTCTATTATTTAAGAGTAACTGAAGCTCCAGCTTCTTCCAATTTAGCTTTGATTTCTTCAGCTTCTGCAGTTGCAACGCCTTCTTTAACAAGTG